TGGAACATCAAACCAATACGGCTAGTAGCAGTCGTAGCGGTGTCAGCGTTGGTAGACACATAAACGGTCATGCCGTATACGTCACCAATCTTACCGTTACGGATGCTGTTAGCGCTACCAACTTCACCAGTAAAGGCTTGCTCAGTGAAACGAGCCAAACCCATCATAGTGTTACGGGCAACAGGTGGCAACATCATGCAACGACCGTCCATTGGTACATCAGCATCGTCCAATGTCTGGATCATCTTGCGAATACCAGCATCAGTGATTGCGTTACCAACGTTAGAACCGTCAACGTATGCAGTTGTACCGTCGCCAGCCAACACAGCGCCAGTGTAAGCGGCAGTACCACTACCACCAGCAGCATTACGACCCAATTGAACCAAATCGGTATCAACTTGTTTAGCCAAAGCGTAACCAGCATCACCGGTGTAGAACTTACGCATTGAAGACAAGGCTTGCACTTCCGTGATGTCCTCGATCAAACGTGAGTACTCGTAGTGCTTGTTAACCAAAACTTGCACTTCTGTCTCAGTAGCAGCAATCAAGACAACAGCGGTAGAAGCGGCTTTTACAGAAGCAGAACCACGGGTTGGCTTAGGAATGTGCAATGTGTCGCCTTTTTTGCCCTTAAAGGACATCTTGGAGACAAGGTTAGCCATGACTAGGTTTTGCTTGTATGCAGCAATGATTTCGTCAGACCAGATTTCAGGGATAAACACAGCGCCAGTAGCGTTGGTTACCATAGGGGTAGGATATGCCATTATATATTATCTTTCAGAATGATTATTTAACTCTACCTTCAGCGTATGCCTTCATTATTTCAGGGGCTAGCTCTTGGTAGCGGTCAGGATTAAAACGCATGAGTTCGATGATGTCGGCTCGGCGGTACATTTTCTTGCTAGCTGTTTCGCCAGACCCTTTGGTTGAACCCATTGAGGCTGATTTAACGGCTTGTTTTCGCTCTACTCTTTCTACTACATTTGTCTGAGTGACTACTTGGTTTCTTTCTTTCCAAGTAGATAACAACTCATCAGCTGCATCAAAATCGTAGTTACTGTCAGCCCGTCCGAATAACTCTTTGCGAACCTTACTCTTGTTAATCCATTCAACGAAGTTGCCATCTTGGATGATTTCGGTATAATCTGGATGTGAAGTTTTAAGGTTATCTAATATCTTAGCTTGTTTCATCTGCACTGACATTTGTTCAGCTTGACGTACAGTAGGATGATTAGATATAGCTTTAGCAATTGCTCGATCGGGGTCAGAGAAGAAGTCTACCTCTTCGTCTACATCTGGGGCTTGTTGTTTTTGTGAGACGGTTTGAGTACGCACGAAGTCGTCTACAATCTTTCGAAGTTCCCCGACTTCACTACCTTGCTTGCCCATAGCTTTCTCAGCTTCTTGGTGCATACGAACAATGTCTTTAACACTCTTGTTCTTATACTTTTCAGGTATTTCGTCTTCGTTAGAATTAAGGGTTGGCTCAGGAGCTTCCTCTAATCCATCGTCAATAGATGAATATTCTTCTTCGTCAGGTTCTAGGGGTTCGTCACCCTCGTCTATAAATGTTGCCATATAACTCCGTGCTTAATAAGCATTGTGGAAAATAACTATGTGCTTATGGTTTAACCGGCACTCTTTTGTTCTGCTTTAATCTTCTCATTTCGCTTTCGTTCCCATTGCATCGCTGCTCCGGGAAAGTCGCCGGTCACGCCCTCAAGTTTGACCATTGGTTTGCTAATAATACGAATAGCAGATTGACCACATACCTTACAGTTGCTTGTCCGAAAGTCGGAGTCAATGTAAGATTCTGTAATGTGGTCGTCGGCGCAGATAAACTCGTAAATCCGTTTAGTCATCAGAATCCTTCATAAAATCATCGTAGCTGTTTTTAATCGATGATTCATATTGTAGAATACGTGTTACGGCTTCGAGTTGTCCTCGCCTATGCCAAAACTGTTTCTCATCTGGAATGGTTGTTATATCCTGAAGCATTTCCATATTATCGGAAAGGTCTTCTACATATTGCTTCCATCCTTTAGTAGCAAACAGGTCTAGCAAATTCTCATAATAATCTTGGAGGTCTTTTTCGGTATCGTCCATCTCTTTTCCCTTTCGTTGTTAGGAGAGATGTTGTTATTATACCACACTTTTGCTAAAATGTCAAGTGTTATTTGTAATTAGTTGGGGGTTTCAGACACACTACCCCCGGAGTGCTAACGGCCCTAAGGCTATCTTATTTACATCTCGGAATCAGCCATTGTGCTTCCGTCAGGCATTGTATGTCTACCTGATTTAGATTTACTCTTCATTTGCATTGTTGCAATTCTTTCATTACTTACAATGTCTTTCTCTTTTAACATTAACTCTGCAATCTTAGCTCTCTTTGCAAACTCAGCGTCATCTCCATTACCTGCTTGTAAGTTAGTTGAGAGTGCCGCCGCCAACTTAGCTTGAGCCAGTTGAGGAGCCAACTGAGTATTAACTTGTGTCTCTTGCGCCTCTGCACCATACTTAGCTGCTTGAGCTTGAACCAATTGCAACTGAGCTTGAGCTGTCTCCATTTGAACCTGCATTTGAGCTTGTTGTGCTTTTTGTGCTTCTGGGTTAGGCTCTGAGGCTTTCTTCATCTCAGCCATAATCTCTTCACGGTTAGATAGACCCATATTGTCAATTACTGCTGAAACTAACATTGGGTACATTGGGCTGTCTTGACCTAATGTCTGTAACAACTGAACAAGTTGAGTTACTTCATACTCACGAGCAATAACACCCAATGAAGATGAGGGGACAAACTTGTAATCAGATACAGGGTAATTATCAGGGTCAAACTGCATGTAACGCCATGCTGTCTTCTCGATCATAGGGATTAAGAAGCTCTCTTGGAAGTTAATTAAAGTGCGCTTGTGACGCTTAATAATCGCTCCCATAGACATTGACACAGCACCCGCAGCGGCATCACCATTGATAGTGCCGGGGATACCAGCAGCGTCAATAGCGCCTGTAGCCATTTGAACCATCTTTTGCAACTCAGCCGCTTGAGCAAATGTTACTTGGTCTAAGTTGCCAAACTTGAATGGTTGTAGGATTTCAGAGGGGTTGCCGTTAGTAAGGATTGTCTTACCCGGACGAATCTCCATTTTAGCACCCCTAGGCATGCGCGTAGCGTCCATAGCCATCATAGGGTGTACGGTAAGCGCCAAAGCATCGATACGGGCGCGTAGCTCGGCATCTAAGGCTTTCTGGCTGTTGTAGCCCTTCTCACAGATGCCACGACCCCAAAAACGACTAGGCACTACATCCCAAGGGAACGACACAATAGGTCGGTCTTGCATCATGTAGGGGTTTTCTTCTATCTTTAGCAGTTGACCGCCATTAGCGATAACCATGATAACCTCTACGTAACCTTCTTCGTCTTCTTCGTCTTCGTCTTCAGAATCTAGCTCTGTAGACAATTCACCTTCGTCATCTTCACGCATAGCTGTGTTAAACAGGTGACGGGGCACTAAACCGTAGTATTTAGTAAGTCGAACCCTATCTTCATCAAATGTAGTTAGGTGTTTATCAGCTTCTAAATCTGTATCATTGGAAGCATCTTCAATATCAACATCTCGGTAGATGCCATTTTGAATTGCAATCTCAACTTGGTGTTTAGGTACAAATTCGTCAATTGCAACGCCTAAAGCCTCTTCTAAAGAGGTGGCAACAGGGTCAATTAGGAAGTTTTGCGGTAGGATAGGGCGAAGTTTAACAACAACGCGGTCTTTAATGGTAACTCCCACCGCTTTCATCGCCCCATCCATCACTGGTTGTGACGCTGGCTTCATTTCCTTCACTTCTTCAATCACTAACTCGCCAATACCAGTGCCAAAGATGGCTGAATTCAGGATACACTCAGCAATAGACTTACGTGTCTTGGTATAATGGAAGTCTTCTGTTAGTTGCTCACGTAAATAAGCAATATCGGAGGGGTCTTGGTCGTTTCGATCGTCTTTAATGTCAAACCACTTACCACGACCAAAGGTTGCTTCTTCAACTTCAGCTACTGAACTCTCAACAGCTTGTTGTAGAGCTGGACTGATAAGGCGCGAGCGCTCACTTTCACGAGTCATGTCCTCTTTTGCCCATTGTCCACGCCATAGACGGTAATACTCGTCAAACTTCTGCTCGTAGTTAGCGTTAAAGTGGTCACGCCACTGGTCAACTTTGTTGATTACCCAGTTTTCAACCTTTTGTTCTGTAAACTTCTTTTCGTAATCCATATTAATACCCTGCTGTTGTATCTAGCATTTCGTAATCATCTTCCTCAAAGTCGAACGCATATGACACTTTAGCCAGTTGTTCGATATAAGAAAGTGCGTCAATCAAGTCATCATGTACCATCTTGTTTGGGAACTGGAAGAGCTGGTCTAAGAACTCGTTATTCCAAGCTCCTTTATCTAGCTTGATATACCCGTTCTCAAAGCGACCTTGTAGCGACCAAACAATACGGTCTGTCTTTTTCTTGTTACCGTGAGTTAGCTCGTCTACTCTGAAGAATGTTTGTGTCCTTTTCATAATGTCGGACAGATAGGGCATGACAGCTTGTCGCGCAATCCCCTTTTCTATACCAACCGCCACCGGCTCGTACTTCTTAACAGCATCAAATATCTTCTTTGCTGTCTCCTTTACATCCCAGCGCCCGTAGATGATGTCAGCTACCCACCAACCTTGCTCGTTGGCTTTAACAATGGCAATAGCTGAACTGTCCAATCTTTTGTTTTTAACACCCTTACTGCCTTCTTCTTCAAAGCCAGCCAAGTCAACCGCTATATAAAACTCACCCACTTTAGGGGCTTCTTCATCAAACTTAATCCACTCTTCTTTAAACAACTCACCACCAGCCGCCTCAAAAGAAGCTAAGAATTCTTGACGGAAAGCAAAGGACGACATGCTCTTTTTAGCAGCGTTAATCTCTTCTGGGTCAAGTAGGGGGTTATCAAAGGAGGTAAAGTGGAATGATTTAAATGTCTCATCCTCACCTAAAAGGCCATGTTGGTACAAGTCGTAAAAGTGATTACGACCCATAGGTGTACCAATGAAGAGTGCGTTACCCTTCAAGTCGGCTAGGGCGGGTCGTAGGATTTGCTCCCAGACCTCTGGTTTCATATCAGCATATTCATCCATAACAAGAAACTTCAAGGACACGCCTCGCATAGTCTCTGGTCGATCAGCGCCTTTTAAGCTAATCATGGAACCGTTAATCAGTTTAAACTGTAGGTTGTTTACATGGCTACTTGTTATAACACTATGGCCTACTTCGAGGATGGTTTGCCACATAATATCTCTAGCTTGCCCTTGCGTAGGAGCCACATAGAACACTTGGCCTTTTTGACTTTGTAACGCTGCGACAATTAGAAGGTATGCTGCTAGTCTACTTTTTCCTGTACGGCGCCCTGCTGCAACAACCTTAAATCGAGTAGGGTCGTTCCAAACAGTTTCTTGCCAAGGGAGTAGTTCAATTTTTAAATCACTCAATTAGAATCCTTTTAATTACATACTAGCGCCACCACCATAACCACCACCGTCCACGCCTCCACCGCCTCCATAATCGCCAAAACCTCCACCTCCACCTCCAGATGAGGCTGCTGCGGCTGCCGCTGCTTGAGCTTGCGCTTGAGCCTGTGCCTGTGCTTGAGCCTGTGCCGCTGCTTGAGCCTGAGCTGCTAATGCATTATCAGATACAGTGTTCTGACTATTTATAGTATTCTGAGATGCTACATAACCAGCTAAAGTGCCATATTGAGCAGGTGTAATAGTTGTAGGGTCTGTAATCATAGAAGCAATAGTAGCTTGCATAGCGGGATTAGTAGCTGCCGATATGTACCCATCCATTTGAGCTTGAGTGGTAAAGTTACCAGCAAAGGCTGCCGTGTTAGCCATTGTGTCTGAGTTTTTACCTAGAGCACCTAAGCCTAACCCTGCTAACATCCCTAGAGGGCCCCCCATCATACCGGCTGCCACACCCATACCAGTTAAACCTAAGTTGTTTTGACCGGAGGTGACACCACCCATTGTTGCCATTTGAGCGTCAATGGTATTAGCAACGCTTTGTTGAGCTAACCCAATAAAGCCTGAAGGAATCCCCATCTGTTTGGCAATACCATTAATAGCGGGGCCATACTTGCTAAAAGCATTCATGGTTTCGACTGCACCCATAGGAGCTATGCTCGTGCCCACTTCTGCATTGTAGGAACCCTCATTAGCGGCAATGTTAGCAGCAATAGAGCCTATAGTTGCATTGTTCTCAGATACCCCAAAGGCTTGATCTACTGCTGGTGTATCGGCAAAACTGTTAGAAGGTGTAGGAGCTTGTACACTATCCCCTTCAGGCTCGTCAGAGAATAAATAGTCAAGAGCGCTGTTACGCACTGAGCTTTGACGTAGGAACGGATTTTCAAATGCCATACTAACCTCTTTATGTTATACCATGACTGTAAACCGTCTTCTTACCTTCTTTAGTGGCAGTGAGAACTTCACAGTCATTACTTCCCTCTTCAAAAGAACAATGCACCCAGCCGCTGTTAGGGCTGTGAGTACCTTCGTAAAACTCTAAAATGAGTTGCTTAAATATCAAATTATCTTTAATCCACAAAGCTAGTTGACGGTTGTCATAATCAACAACCTCAAAATCGGCAGCAAACCCTAAGCAATGATCACTAGTGGTTGAGCCCCCAATGGCACGATTAAGCTCAGGAGAGCGATAGCCGCTGGTGACAATAACCATCCCTAACTTATCACGTGTTTTCTGTAACACCATGTTAGTTAGTGTAGATAGGTTGTTAATAACATCTTCAGTTGGAGTGTTATCAATTCCTTTGCGTGATGCCGTCTCACTTTTACATAATTCAGCTAATGAGAAGTTTCTTGTTAGTTTCATTTAAAATCCCTTTTTGGCTAACACTTTTTCAAGTAAGCCGCGCAAGCCGTAGATAACCACGATCATGCCAATAATAACATACTGATACCATTCCGGCATCTTATCCATAACACCAAACCCCGCCAGCGCGTAATTCTCTAAGCCGGGTATAAAGGCCATAATCATAGGCGCTAGGAACACAATGAGAATAACCTCATCCTTCCAGCTCTTCGACATGTTCTCCATTGCTAGGCGGTCGAGATCGTAGTTCTGTTCTTGTGCTGATGCTTGTCGGTCGGCGGTGGCTTTGATAGTAACAATCTCGGCCTCTGTCTTGGCTTGAGCTACCTTCTGTTTGTTATCTAGCCAGTTACCGCCTATCTGTACAAGCGTAG